ATTGCCATTGGACAACCCTCCTTTCTTAAACTTTAAAACCTTTTTTCCAAGCCTGTATGCTCCAATATGCTGGCGATAGTGTTTTTTGTCCTTTGACATCTTTCAACACGCCACCCATTCTTGCAAAAAATGAACGTTGCCTCACTGGATTGTTTCTTTTGATTGTCATACCTTTCTGCCCAAAGTTTACTTTCTTCACATTGCCTGTTCTTCTGTCTTTGACGAACACTTTGAATTTTTTGACATCACCCCTCATTGGTTTGTTGAGTTTGACTGTTTTGCCTCTGTATTTTGCCATTAGTCTTCCACTCCTTCCCAACTTGGATGCACCATATCTTCATACCGTGGAATGCTGTTGCGATGTCCAAGTAATTCTCTACGCAATGGTCTACACAATTTGTAGATGTTTAACAAACACCATCTTGCCCTCACGTGTGCAATCTTGTTCTTGTCCACGTTGGCTTTGTAGTAATCTTTTTGTAATTTTTTGAATTCTGCTTCTAATCGTTTGAAGTCTTCGCTCTTGTATTCGGGTTCAGCAACGAATTTTTTATTGTGTACCGTTGCCAAAAAGTCTTGCGAGTTCTGGATGTAATTGTTTGATTTGGTCATTGCTGTATCCTTGTTCTACCATTTCTCTCAAATGCGACACCAATGCGTTCACATCTTCAACCGGTGGATGTTGTGAAGCATCCATATTCACTTGTGGCTGTTGATCCACTTGCAATATTTCTTTAACTTCGTCTTCATCTTCAACAATGGTTTCTAAAATCATTTTGTCCAATGCATCATTGATTTTTGGATCCAAAATTTTTGCTTCTTTGGCCTGTTTCAACATAGTGACTTCATTGGCTTTGTCTTGTATGCTAAAACTTCTTGGATATTCGATGTATCCATCAAATCTCATATCTTGATACATTGCATACATTCTCCAAATCATTTCCTCACTGTGCTCCAGGTTCAACGCAATGTCAGACAACCTGCTGTTCAACATTTGGAATTCTGTCTGCAATCCTATGCCGGATAGTCTACGTGATTCCACAGAACGAATACCACCCAATGATGCCATCCTATCTATGCTTTCCACTTTCTTTGTGATGCTGGACAGCACACTTTCAATTGAAGCGCCGTTTGGTTGTAGAAGATAGGGTTTCAAGCCGGGGTCTAATCCGTCCTCCATTTGTATCACTGCACCCGCTCCCGCGCTGGCATCTGAACCTCGCGTTTTTACAAGTGCGGGGTGATTGGTTAGCCGGATTATCTGTTCAACTTCGCTGTACTCCTCGTATATGCTACGTTGCACATCTGCGATGTCATTGACTAAACTTATGCCAATGCCTCGCTTGTTGCCACGTTGTGCGTACACAGGACAAACAGGAATCATATTGAGTTCGTTGGGTTGTTCCATTATCATTATTGGATCATCGGTGCTGTTTAGTTCAACCCTAAATGCTCTTATTGTGTCAAGAGTGTATTCTCTTATGATGGTGTAATCTTTTTGTGTTTCTTCTTTCACTTTGACATAAGTCAATCTATACAAGCCTGATTCTGTGCGTTCATAATTCCAATCCAACACATTGTCTGGTGTAAACATTTGCACATATGGACGTATGCCTTGCTCCAATTCATCTGCACGAGTAAATGCATTAGACATCGGCTTATCTACGGCGATCCAAACATTGCCGTATACCATTGACATAGTCGCAACATCCCTCATAAACTGTGTAAAACTCCTGCCATCCAAATCCGCATCCATCAAAAAGTTTTGCAAGTTTGGATCATTTTCTAAAGAAGCATAATCTCTCTTTGGTTCTTTCCTATACAAGAAGGACGCATAGATGCCCACCACACTCTTCACGTGATTGTCCAACGACACTTGGCGCAGTCGTTTCATATAATCATCCGTGCTTTCGTAGTAGTATGGTTCTAAATATTTGCCTAAATAAAAATCATATCCACCTGAGTATGCATCCCCCAAATATGTCCACCTTGGCACATACAATTGGTAGAGAGGATGTGTTTGTGTGACGTACTCTAAATTATATCCCACTATGCCGGGAACAGGTCTACCTGCTTCATATGTTGCCATTAAAATCTTCCTCCTCTAAATGTAAATCTTTCTATTGGCTCATTGTTGTATTGTGTCTGTACAGGATACAAGTAGTCCACCATATAAGAACAAGCATCAAAAATGTGTTCGTGTCCATCTTTGTCTATGATACTGCTGTCATCTCTGTACGATAATCTTTCCAAACTCTTGATTAAATTTTTGCATTTGGGATCAATGAGTATGCCTATTTGATTTGCGGCATTTTTTAATTTTGTGTTCAAAGCGTTCACCCTGTCTTTGATCGCAGTGTGCGAACTTCTCAATTTGCAAATGAATCCGTTGTTTTGCAGTATGCTCAAGTCTGTCTTGCCACCCGCTGATGTTCTTTTTTGCCTACAAGCGGGATCCGGATACACAATCTTCTTCACGCCTGGATATTTGTTGTTGATGACATCACACATCTCTTGTGTGTGCGTGCCTTCTAAATGTATCTCATCATATATGTGTATCAGTCGATGATCTATGTGTGCTATTACTGCCGTTCCGGGGGTGACATTGAAGTCCATACCGATGTGCAGTTCTTGTTTTGGACCTGTGTAAACCTGTATGTGTTTTTGCCTGTCAAAATTGTATGCCACACTCTTTCTCCAAGTTGTGAATGTTGCTTCATACTCTTGCAGATATGTGAGTTCATCTAATTCGTTTTTGGCTTGTTCAATTTCTTTCTGTGTGACTATGCCACCATCTATGGTCTTGAAAGTGTGGGCTCCCCAATCTTCTCTGTCTTGTGCTTCTGTGTACATCTCGTGGCTCCAACTGCCAACACCACGGGGTGTGCCCGTGAACATTGCCTTGCCCATCTTGTCACTCAATGTAGGTCTCAACACTTCTGTCCAAGCCTTGGGTTCTATGTCTTGGAATTCGTCCATAACAAGGAAATCCAGTCCTACGCCTCTGAGGCTGTCCGGAGAATCTGCACCCTTAAGACAAATCCTTGATGAATTTTTTAAACGTATGCTCATTTCACTTTCGTTGGTCTTCTCAACCCATTTTAAATCTTTTAATTTGTTTTTCAATTTGTCCCAAACAATTTGACGTGACATACGGTAACTTGGAGAAACGTACCATACTTCAGCACCTTCTTTCTGTGCCGCGTGTCTTGCCAATTCTCTAATGGCACAGTGCGTTTTCCCGAACCTGCGTCCGGTTACTGCAACACGGAATCTGCTTGTGTCATTGCAAATTGTTTCTTGTGCTGGACTCAGTGCCATTATTTGTCCTCCCACGGAAGTGGTGTATTGCCTTCATCATTTTCAACCTGGTCTCGCTGTTTGAGTATGTTTTTCCCCAACCAGATTAACATTTTTGTATCGCCTTTGAGTGCCTTGTCCCATTGTGTTCTTCTTAAACTTTGTCTGCCTTGTGCTCTGCCTGCCTCTATCAAATCGCCAAATCTTTTCTTGATAGTGGGTTCCGAAGTACCCACTGCCTCTGCAATTTCTCTATAGGTGCATTGGATTGATGCTAATCTAAACACCAAGTCCCTGTCTATAGTTTTGTACTTTTTTCCTTTGTTGTTTGGTGTAGGCATTATAGTTGTCTCTCCACGCATTTGATTCTAAAGTTTCTGGAATCAATCAATCCATTGTTTGTTGTGATTGTGTATTCCACATTATAAATTTGTCCGCCTTCGCCGCCTGAAATGTCTGCCGTTACCTTGTATGATGTTGTTGTGGTGCTGTCTATTGCCAATGATGTTGAATCGCCTTCTGTGTTGGTTGCTGTCACTGTGGCACTTGCAATAGCGTCGCCAGCTGGCATCCAATTTGTCCAATCCAATGTGTAATCCAACGAAGAAGCAGGATCCTTGATGATGAATGCTCCGATGTTGTCTTGTTTAAATCCTGTGAGTTGTGCCATTATCCACTTCTCCTATCGTTTCTGCCCCGTGGTGTTTGCCGGACCAATGTGAGGTTTTGAACTTCAAATTCTCTGGTCTCTGCAGGAATTTGGAAAGTCCGAATCTCATTGTCAACTTTATTTACACGATTCTCGCTGTCAATTGTGTGCATTCTGTCTTCAAATCCAACAAGAATCAACCTTGTTTCTGGTTTTACCTCAAATTCTCTAAACGGATCGATTAAAAAGAAACGTCCTTGTGCGGTTTGTGTGAGTGAAGTTGTGATTGAACTGCTACCAAACAGCAGTCTGTTGGCTTCACAGTCCACATCAAAGTTTGTGCTGATGCTGGATGAGGCCTCTGCAATTATGGTTGCATTTGTGCTCACACTGAAAGCAGAATTAATGGTTGTGGTTGCAATGTCTAAATCTAATGCATTACTGGACACAGTAAATTCACTGTCAAATGTTGCAATGCCACGTCTGATTGCATCACCATCTGTGCTCTGTTGCAGTGTGGTTGTGATTGAGGCACTGCCTTCCCTAACCACATCGCCATCTGTTGTGACTTGGGTAATTGCATTGTGTGTGGATACGGCATCAATTATGACTACTGCACTACAAGATAAACTGCCCGAACTAACTTGCAGTGTTGTGCCTGCTCTTATGGCATCACCATCGATTGAGAAAGTTAAACTTGTTGTGAGTGTGCTGGCACCACCAGCGATAAAATTGCCTTGTTGATTTGTGCTGAACTGTGCATCCAGTGTGGCAGAAAAGTTTATGACTGTTTCTGTCGCCGCAACAAATAGTCCAGGTCCCCAAGATAAGTGAGGTTCTGTGTTCCAATTACCTGCTGAGGACCAAGTGTCTGTGAATCTGTTCACTCTCAGTGTGGCAGAGGCCAGGTCTAAATCTTGTCCCTGTGCCGATAGAGATACAGCAGTGTTGAGTGTGGCTACTGCTGTGGACAGTATCCTTGTTGGTGTTGCGGATTGTTGTGCATTTGTGGCCAACGTGGTGCTGGCCTGTTTGAGATAACCACCGGTGGCTTTGGTGATGTCAAAGGATGATGCAATAGTAGCCGATGCCAAGTCAACATCTTGTCCAACTTGCACTGTTGAAGCAAGAACATTGAGATTGGCTGTGGCCGAAACAGTCGCAATGGCATTTGTGCTCTGTGAGAACGTAGAGGCAAGTGTTGCTTTGACGTCCTCAACGTATCCATCCTCCATATAGAGGTCTTGGACATAGACGCCTTCTACGTAGCCTTCTACGAAATAAAGATCTTTGACAAATTCATTAGCCACTGGGCCAAACCCCCTTGGCTATTATGCCATAGTGACTGTTAAATTACCTGTGGTAATTTGAAATGTGTCTCCCGTATCGATTGCCTTAGAGGCATCGAGTGCACCGTGGAATAATAAGTTGCCCGCTCCTGCTGTGGCGTTGTCTGTGATACCAATGTGTGTCACTGTGCCAAAAGATGCTGTGGCTGCCGTGAATGTCACGTTGGCTGAATTTGAAACCGAACCCGCTTGGGTGTCAATTGTGCCAAATGTCACTGCCACACGAGCATATGCTGTGCCTGAAGTTGATACTTCGTCTTGGAAGTCTGTTAGTCCCGCAGAGTCTGTTGGATCTGCTGTGAATAATGCCACATACACTGTTGAAGGTGCTGATGTGGTTTGTGAGTTTGCTTTTAGCCAAAAATCCAAAGTACGAACTTCGGTGTAATCGCTTGCCGCTGCCATAGTATTTCCTCCTTATAAGGTTTATTAATTGTTATAACAAATGTATTTAAGCAATCTTATATACGAAAATAGTAAAGTTGTTCAACCTGTTGCCATTGGAAGTGGATATGGCTTGGTTAGTTGTGGTGCTGATTACACCACTCATCAAATTACGTTGCACTCCAACGCTGTTTCCACCCTCATAACACACACTATCATAACTGAAGGTTTTGGAACCGATGGTGAACGAGAAAGTGTTGGCATCTCCTAACTGTGTGGGAGCCAAATCCCTTCTCATATAATTGATGCTGTGGATGATGTATTGTCCTGGCACCAGATAAGTGCCTGTTGAATCTGTTGTAAAGATATTGCTGGCACCACCTGTGCTTACATCACCGTCACTGTTAAAATTAATTCTGCCGAAAGTGGTAGAGTTTATGCCTGCGTTTGCCACCACTTGCCATTGCCCACTCACATACTGTATGACATCACCTTCGGATATGGTGCTCAAATCAAAGTGGTCTATGATGGCATTGGTGTTGTCAACGTTCTGTTCGATCTCACGCCTTGCCTGAGATATTTGGTCAGTGTCGTTTGCTAATTTGCTCTCATCTGCTTTGCTGTCTGTTGGCCAAGTCATTAGTATTTTGTTACCTTAATAAGTCCCACTGTGCCACTGTCGTGTCCACTGGCTGAGATTGTGAATGTTTGTCCTGCTGTGTATGTGCCCGCCAAATGTATGGTTGAATCTGTGCTGTGATGACTGTTGCCTGCCTGTGTCATTGTCATTGATGTGCCACCGATGCTAAAGGTTGGAGCAGTGGGCAAAGGCACACCCACTTTGACTGGATGTAGCAGTGCTTCTATGAGATAGTTGCCGGCATCGTTCACACTGAATTGATCCGAGGCACTGTCAACTGTTATTAAATTGTTGGGATCCAACACTTCGTTGATGTCAAGATTAGCACCAGTGATGGTGAATGCCGCCATTTGATATGTGGTGGGGACAGAGGTTGCTCTGTACTTGCCAGAGGAATATATGAGTATGTCGCCTTCTTGTGGATTTGAAAAATCGTAGTTGTCTATGAGACTGTTGGTGGCCTGTATGTGGCTGTAAATCTCTGCACGAGCACCTGTCAATGAATCCGAATCAGCATCTAAATTATTTGTTGTGGTTTGATTTATATCTGCCATTGCTACTCCATTATGATGTAGAAATAAGGATCTCTACCCTGTATGCCCGGTGAGTTGCCGTCATTGATTCTGTCCACTTCGAGAAACACAGTGAACTTGCTGTTCACAGTGAAAGTTGCTCCCAAACCACCGCGGAACAATCTCACGCCGGTCTGTAGAAACTCGTTTGCTGAACTCTGTGATATGATCTGCGAACTGTCATCCAAATTGAAAACCAATCTCAATATGTCATCGGGATCACTCATCAAGGCCCTTTGGTTTAGAAAACAACGATAAGTGCCGGGTCTGGTCACTGTCACCAATCTTGACAGTGTGGAATCTTGCACAGTGGATTGGTTCACTGTGACTGTGCCGCTGGTGTCCATCAATATGGTGGGATTGGCTGTTCGTGTCTGTGTGCTGTCAGCATTGACATAACTCAAATCCATTTTGATTACTGCTTGGTGATTTTGTACAGCAAACAGTTGTTGATTTTGGAATGTGTTAGATGATGTCCCCATCAACACATCATTGGTGGTCGAGGCATCCGTGTTCAACACCCCCAAAATGTTGTTGAGGTTGTCTACATTCTGCTTGATGTCTTGTCTTGATGCTCTGACGTTATCGCCGGGTTGATCTATATGTTGAGTGGATGCTTGTTGTGTTGGCCACGCCATTGCTACTCCTCATACAACACCCATTGAGTGTTGGCTTGGTCCCAAGTGTACAAGGTGTCATCATCTCCTGGATATGCCACTGGTGGAATGTATTTTTTAAGTGTGTCATCCCATACCCAATTGTCATATGGTTGTGGTTTGTAAAATCCATCTTTGGTGGCATCATAGTACATACCTGGTGCTGGAAATCTAAATCTCATATTGTTGTTGTATGAACACTGCTTCCACACAGTGTCTGCACCGTACAGTGATTGTAGATGTGTGATGCCCTGTGATTCTGTTTCTACTCCATTGTTGTCCAACACTGCGTTGGCGATTACAACCACCCTTAGCACTATGTTGTCTGCGTTAAGTTCTGCGAAATGTGCCATTATCCTGTATAACTCCCCGATCCTGTGAATTTTAATATTGTGTCTGAACCCGATGTGCTCACTGTGGGCGAACCTGTGGTTGTGCCTGTGTAGTTGGCAGTTGCCATTCTTAGAACAACAATGCCCGAACCTCCTGCACCACTGTCGTCTGAGCCGTGTCCTCCTTCACGTTGGCCTCCACCTCCACTGCCTGTGTTTGCGGTACCTCCTGTGGCATTGCTTGTGCCACCACCCGATCCTCCGCCACCGTCTCCACCTAAATTGTTGGCAGCGTCGTTGCCCTGTGTTGATCCTGCTCCGCCACCTGCGAAACTTTCTGTGGTGCCTGTGATTGTGAGCGACATTCCGTCTCCACCTTCTCCGCCACTTGTGGTTAGGCCATCTGTGTTACCTGCTTCTCCGGCTCCTCCACCGCCACCACCGTATGTTGCACCGCCCGGTCCCGGACCTCCGTCGAATCCTTGATTAGCAGTTCCTGAACCCACACTGCCAGCCTGTGCTAAACTGGTTCTGGAGTTTCCTCCACCCGATCCTCCGTCGGCACCTATGGTGGATGCGAAAGGCGAACCGCTGTCATAGTCGTTGTTGTTTCCGCCATACCCACCACCCACTGAGGTTACTGTGGTGATGTCCGAACCTGCTATGGATGAATCCGAACCATTGTTTCCTGTTTCCGCTGGTGTGGTTGACGATGAGGCAGAGGCACCACCTGCTCCTACTGTTATTGTATAAACTGTGCCACTTGAGAATGTGAGAGCGGATTCCGTTGTGCCGCCTCCACCAGTGCCTTCATTGTTGTAAGAATTTCTCAATCCTCCTGCACCTCCGCCACCGCCAATCCAAGCACCTCCTGAGGCACCTCCTGCGATGACCAAGTAGTCTACACTATAACCTCCGGCAGCACCTGCGGCAGCAGTTGTGAAGATTGATTTTGCGAATCCTATTGGCATTGTTGCTCCTAACTGTAATCTTGTGCTATGTTGCCCAAATAATTTGTGCCATCATAGAACACTGTTATCACGTCCACTTTGCCTGCTCCAGAAGTTATTGTTGGAGCACCACCCGGGAATTTAATCGCTGATGAGTCCGATCCCTGCAGTGTGGCTGTGTGTGTGCCTTGGTTGGTGATGATCAATGTGTGTGATCTGCCCTCGGCCAAGTTGCTGAACACGAATGTCTTGTTGTCATTGAGTGAGAACTTGCTCACTGATGTGGCAGAACAGTCAATGTGTATGTCCGCTGTGCTGTCATCTGTGAGTGTGGTGATGGTTTCTTTGTATGATTTTAGGAACACCAATTCCGAATCAAATTTGTTTTCGGATCCTTTAAAAGTTATTGGTTGTAGAGCATATGAGTTGCTGGATGTGCCATAAGCATTGAACTCCATTGGTCCACCACCTGAATAGAACAAGTTTTCTGTGGCGTCAAAATTGAAACCAAAGAACATTCCGATGTCACCCATTGTGGCAGAGGAATCCTGGACGGAATATGTGCCGGATGTGTCGAAGTTCAATCCAACGTATTGGATGTTTGCTCCCGCTCCGCTCACTGCTGGTCCGTTCAAGTATTGTCCTATCTCAAACTTTGCTCCTGTGCCATTGTCATATACCTTGAGTGGAAAATCACCATAGTTGGCATAATCCACAGAACTGATATCATCATATATTTCAAGTCGAGCATTCTCAACTTGCACTGTGCCCGTGCCGTTGGGTGCCAACACGATGTTGCCATTGGATACAGAAACTATGTTGTTGCCGTTTACATCCAGGTCGCCACCAAGTTGTGGTGTGGTGTCCGAAACCACATCCGTTGTGGAAGCGATGTTCACCACTGTGGCTCCTTGTGCGGATGAGTCCTCGTCAACTGTGACAGTGACATTGTCACCACCATTAAATTTTACAGAATTACCTAAAGTTATTTCTTTGCCAGTTGAATCGTCACCCACCACGGTAATTCCATTTGTAAGGAAGTGAATGAAGTTGTTGTCAAGCTCTGCAAAACTCAGCGCGGAACCCTTTGTGGTTGCTCCTGCTTGAGATTCTTGTCTAAGTGTGATTGCCATACATCTATTTATTGGATTGTTCTTGCAAATCCAGGTGCTGGTGGTAAAAAACATTTGCACCGTAATTGATGGCATCAATATTGACTGGCGAGTGTATGTAATAGTCTACTTGCAGATTGCGTTCGAACACCTGTTGCCACAGTTTGCGCCAAGCCACATACAAAGTCTTGTCTCTTTGGGGCCTTGGAATCAATACATCTTGTGTGGATGTCATATCCTCTTGCCACAATGTGTCACAACCATATAGATGTATGGTGGTAAAACCACGTTTGAGCAGTTCTAAAACCACACACTGTGCGTTGTTGTACTTGATGGTGGTGTTGTGGACACATTCATATTCAATCTCTATTCGATGCCGTTGTATGGCACGTTCTGCTTTGGG